GAAGGAGTTTGCGGCCAAGGTGAAGGCGCAGCAGGACAAGATCAACGAAAAGGTCAAGGCCGATGCGGAGAAAAAGTCCTTTCAGCCACCAGAAGTCCCCCCGGAGGGGAAAGACGGAGGCGATGGCAAGGATAGCAGAGGCAAGAGCAAGAGCGAGAAAAAGAATGACAAGGCTCCTGCTCCCACGCCCCGTGACCTTGAGGAGTGGAATGCCGCCTTCCGGAAGGGGTTCTACCGGAAGCTGAGGGGCAAGAGGCGTGAGAGGGTGTTGGTCTACACCAATCTCGCCCTCTCCGAGGAGAGAGTCCTCAAGCAGTTGTCCGGTGTCTGATCCGGACTACATCGTCGTGAGGGATCCGAGTGAGCCGTCCCTGCATGGCAAATGGTTCGACAAGAACGAATTGCCACTCAGTACCCCTCACGGCGATGAGCTTGGGCCACCCGAGACCTACGTGCCGAGTCTCGACATAGAGGTCCGGAAGGACGGGGCGGTGGCTCAGGTCTACATTCCCGCATCAAACAGAGACAGCGATTCGTGAACAAGAAGCCGCCGGTACCGAAGACCATCAGGGAGCGTTGCATTGCCTGCGGTACGGGGATGCTTGGCAGGATGGTGAAGAGCGACTACTGCATGAAATGCAGGGGGATCAACAGCTTCTTCCAAGCCTTCCCGAACAGGGCAATGCAGGCAGTGGAGCACTTCAAGGCGAAGGCCGAGAAGTAGCAGGATTCTTTCAACCTAGGGAAAGAGACATGGATCAGCAGCGTGGAGGGTCGGCAGAGATGCCGGGTGGTGATTACTACGCAGGGCCGTATCAGGCAGAGGTGCCCCGTCATGCACCGTTCCCCTCCAGAGCGGAGCGTGAGCAGTGGGAGAACGGGATGGACGTACCCTCGTCTCCCGAGGGGGGCTTCTACAACCACGAGCGCACTCCCCCCATGGAGATGATCGGGATGGTCAAGCTCCCCCGGATCATTGGCTACTCCCTCGTGGGGTACCTGATGAATGAGAGGGAGATCCTCTACGCCGTGGGTTGCCAGATGGGCACCGAGGCGTGGTGGGTGGACCGTCTCCCGAAGATTCTGGACGACATGTTCCACCCGGAGAGCATCCAGAAGCCCGTCGCTCGCAGGGCGTTCTGGACCGCAGTGGACCTGATGAAGCAGTGCGTCCCCAAGAAGACCACCGACGAAGAGGAGGAGGGGTAAGATGGCAAGGTTGAAGAAGAGCGATCTGGACGGCTTCGTCGAGATGGCAGAGCAGAAGGTGAAGGAGGCCCGTGAGCTTCGTGAGGAGGCTCAGGTCAAGCTCGACGTAGCGGACGAGATGCTGGCACACGCCACCGATTGGGCGAAGGACATCCGGAACCTCGTCGGGGACCTTGGGCATAACGTGGAGGACTAGATGGCAGACGATAAAGTCATGAACACGGTTCACGGCAGGTTCGAGGCGGCAGCCAACCTTCCCATCGACTTGGAGGTTGCTGGCAATGCCAAGGGCTGGATCGAAGACGAGGATCCAAAGGACTTCGATTCCCTGATGGAGGTGACTCAGGTTCTCGCCAAGGATCACGACAACATCCGGAAGGCATTGCAGATCTTGATCGTGGCCCACCTGATCTTCCCCGAGGATCTGGTGGAGGCCATGAACCTTGCCAAGAGCCTCTAGAAGAAATGATGGCGGGTCAGCCATACTTTTTTGAGAAGAAAAAGCGGATCGAGATGTTGTGGTAGACAATCGAACGCTGGCCCGTCATGACTCTTACGTCCCGTCCCTGAAGAACGCCGACGCTACCCCTGAGATTTTCTGTCTCCTTTGCTCGGGCACGGCTGACAGGGCGGGGCAGTCACCAGAGGAGTTGCCATGACGGATCCGAATGCGCCGTGGTTCTCGGAGGGGGAGGTGGAGTACCTCCGCGAGTTGATAAGGGAGTTCGGTTGGGATGATGAAAAAGTTTCCCATGGAGACCTGATCTCCAAGATCGAAACCCTTGGCAAACGCAGGAGGTACGCTCCGGGTGATCTGGAGTACATCTCCCCGCTACAGCAGGAGTTGCTGGAAGAGCGGAAGGACCAGCAGAAGAAGGCAGAGAAGGCGAGGGAGGAGAATGCCCGTCTGCTCGTGAGGGTAGCAGAGTCTCAGGCAGGAGGCGGGTTGAAAGCCAAGGCCCCCGGAAGATAACATGACCCCATGACATTTCAGGAGATCGTTCCCGTCGAGATGATAGGTTGGTGGATCGTTATTGTTGCCATGTGGTTCTGTGGTCGCCTGATGCTTCAGGTGTGGGACGAGGTGAAGGGCGAGTACACGGACGACCTGAACGACAGGCGCACCAACGACAGGCTCTACTTCCTCCTGAACGGGGACGAGGCAGAGTGCGAGGCCATGGGGGTCACGAAGCCCGAATGGGTGAGGGCCTACGATCCTGCCACGGGAAACGTGGAGGTCGCACCGGGATCCCCGATCTATTCCGACGACGCATCCCTCTCGGGAGATTACATCGTCCTGAAGGGAAACCCGAACCTGATGCTGAAGCGTGCCTAAGTTGATCCGAATGACCGTGGTGTACGAGGAGAAGGAGGAGCGGTACACCGTCTTCGAGCACGATCTTTCCGGTGGAGATGCCAAGACGAAGCCCGTGGCACACTTCCCCAAGGACGAGCAGAAGGTCGGGATGGATGGCAGCGATGCCATCATGTTCGATGTGGCACAGACACGGGCCACCACCTTCTCCCTGATCTACGAGCAGATGAACAACAGGGGAGACCTCGACAGGCTGTCTCGGAAGAGCATCAAGGTCACGTAGGATGAAGGGTTCCCTGATCGACGGTCTGCCAAACATCACCACCACGGTTCCCGAGGGGGATCTGGAGGAGATGAAGAAGTGGGGCGAGCAGCAGTCTCGCCTCATGGCAGACAACCCCCTCATTCACGGCTTGCCACCCCACGAAAAGCAGCTTGATGTCCACAAGGCCACCCATGACGAGGTCATGCTGGTGGCCGCAAACCGTTGGGGGAAGAGCTTTTGCGGCATGCGGGAGACCCTCCTTCGTGCCACGGGGCTGCATCCCTACAAGAAGATCCGGAAGCACAAGACCATCTGGTGCGGCTTCGTGGACTTCGGCTTCTACCTCAGGACCACCCGCCCCACCTTCGACAAGCTCTGCCCGGTCAACCACCTGATTCAGTTTCACGAATCGGAGAAGTGGGCCAAGTTCAAGAGGGTGGACGGTGGCACATGCACGGTCCACTTCCTCTCCTACGAGAGCGACCGGAAGTCATGGCAGGGTTCTGCGGTGGACTTCATCTGGCTCGACGAGGAGTTGCCGGAGGAGATCTACAAGGAGGCCAGCGCCCGTCTGATCGACAGCAGGGGGCAGATGCTCCTCACGCAGACACCCGTGTCCGGTCTCGGGTGGGCCTACGACCGGATCTACCTGCCGGCGAGGGCTGGTGTGAAGGACTCCCTCATCGTGCAGGGTGGCTTGGCAGAGAAGGACGAGACCAAGCCATTCGGGGTGGGGAAGATCCTCGTGCCCCACATGGACTACGATCAGGTCCTCAGGTTTGCCAAGGTCATCACGGATGCCGACGAGCGAGCGATCCGTGTCTTCGGGGAGTTCCGTGGCAGAAGTGGCGGGGTCTTCAAGATGTACGACCCGCAGGTTCATGTGGTGCCCCCCTTCAAGGTGCCCCGGTACTTCGAGGTGTGGGGCGGACTCGACCCCGGATACCACGGCTTCGCCGCCACCATGCTTGCCATGGATCCGAAGGGCAGGATCTACGTGGCGGACGAGTTCTTCTCTCAGGAGGAGAACCACACGAAGAGGGTGGGGCAGCTATGGGAGAAGGTTCAGAACACCTTCCACCTCGACGAGGACGACTACTTCATCTTCTACTGCGATACGGCAAACCCGCAGGACATTCTGGAGTTGAACACATGGGCGCAGCAGGTCGGGGCGAGAATCGCCTTCACCTCGCTGGAGCATGGCAAGAAGGCGAAGATCACCGGGATCCAACGGGTGCAAGAGTACCTCACCCTCGTGGAGGGGCGTTCGGTGCCGGATCATGTGGCTCGTGCCCCGAGCACGAGGGGGGAGCCGATGATGTACTTCTTCGACAACCTGCGCTCCGAGTGGACCGACAGTGAGGAGGGCCTGAGGGGGTCGAGGTTGCTGTGGGAGATGCAGCGGCTCCTCTGGAAGAGGGCGAGGAAGGATCAGTCCGACCCGAACGACACGGACGATTCTTCGGCCTCCGGGGCGCACGCGCTGGATTCACTGCGCTACGCCATGATGGCGAGGATGTCCTCACCCGAGGCACCCAAGGAGAGCGACAGGAGGGGCTTGGATCCGATCCTCCGGAAGCACATGGAGGAGATCGAAGAGCGAGAGAGAATCTTCCGTGGGGAAGATGTTGCCACCACCAACGACGAACCTGAGGAATCATGGCTACCAGAGAGCGAGTAGAGGCCGAGGACGCCGAGATCGTTGCCAACGCGAAGGATGCCATCGACGATGTCTTCACGGACGGCACGGTGCCTCCCAAGGAGACCATCGAGAGGATGGAAGAGTTGAAAGATCACATAGATCAGATCATCTTGACCCTCGAAGAGGACATCCGGACGAGGAACGAGGGGTGGTAGCATGCGGGTCTTCCTTGTCGAGTTGGAGAACGACAGGGGGGAGCGGGAAGTAGGGTACGCAGCCGCTCAGGATGAACGGATCCTGCGTTCCACCCTTGCCAACGTGAGCATCCTGTCTGTCACGGAGTTGCCAGATGAGGTGTTCGAGTCTCAAGATTACAGTGGAATATCAACTGATGCTCTTCGTGATAGTGGTGTTGGCCATTTCCCTGATGGCAACCATCGGGCTTCTAGTGATTACGATGGTGAGGTTGGGGAAGGCCGCTGAGGCGGCAGAGAACTACGATTGGCTCAGGGACATCGTGAGGAAGCAATCCTCTCAGATCTCAGAGCTTCATGGCAAGCTGATGGACGGCGCACGAAGGATTGCCAGCATGCGGGAGAGCGGGATGGTCGAGATCTCCGAAGAGGAGGAGAACCTCGAACCCTACGTGATCGACAACGAGTACGAGGCTCAGGTGGAGGAGGCCCGTGGCATGCGCTAGGGGCGACACGCACAGCCGAATGACAAATGGCAACTGACGACAGCGCGGTAGGCTACGGACTTCCGGACGGCCCGGAGTATCCCAAGGAAGGCGCGGAGGACCGCGATTGGGCGCAGTACACGGCTCAGTTGTGGGATGAGCAGGAGGATGCGATGCGAGACCTCTTCCGGGTCTGGAAGCGCAATCTCCTCTTCCTCGCCGGCAAGCACTGGCACGAGGAGACCCCGCGAGGAAACTTCCGCCCCTCCGTGGGGCCAAGCTGGCGGGAGCAGCCATACAGCAACTACGCTCTGGCCTACTTCCGAAACTTCCTTGCCAAGGCCACGAAGAATCGCCCTGCGTGGATCGTGAAGCCTGCCTCCACGGAGGACGACGACCTCCACTCCGCAGAGCTTGGCAATGAGGTCCTCGAAGCCAAGTGGGTGGAGCTTCGGATGGCAAGGATCATCAGGAATGCCCTCTCGTGGACCATCGCCACCGGCAATGGATTCCTCTACCCCTACTGGAACACCGACACCGGGAAGTACCAGAAGATCGAGGCCCCGGTGGAGATTCCCCTCTACGATGACTTCGACCAGCCGATCATCGACGAGGACGGCATGCAGCAAGTCGAGGAGAGGATGGCCCCCATGGACGAGAACGGGGAGTTCATCCTGAAGGACGATGGGTCCTACGACTTCGGTGCCGATGCAGCCGTGGTCGATATGGGGGACGTAGGGGTCCGCTCGTACTCGCCGTTTCAGGTCCGTGTGAATCCCGAGGCAGAGTTCGAGGAGGACCTGAAGTGGATGATTATCGTGGAGATCACCACCCTCAGGGAGCTTCGTCTGGAGCACGGGCAGGAGAAGGTTGCCAAGATCACCCCGGAGGATGTCAGCGGGATCGAGGACTACATGAAAGGGATGGGTGCCGGACTCACCGAGTCGGGCCTCAACTCTTCTGCCACGGGACCCGACGACAACCTCGAAAAGGTGCGGGTCTTCCACTACCACGAGGCTCCCTCCGAGGAGCACCCCGATGGCAGGTATTGGGTCTGCACGAAGGATGTCATGCTCTCCGAGCGTGGCGACCTTCCGGAGGGCATCTGGCCCCCGATGGTCCACCTCGTCGATCTTGCCACGCCGGGCCGCTACTTCGGGTCCTCGACGCTGGAGCATGTGGTCCCGATCAACAAGCGGTTCAACGAGTTGAACGCGCAGATCAAGGAGCACCACAACCTGATGGTGCGCGGCAAGTGGCTGGTCCCCAAGGGCAGTGGCATCAAGAAGGGGGCGATCACGAACCAGCCCGGAGAGGTGATCCCCTACAACCCCGGCTTCAAGCCCGAGCAGGCAGACATCAAGCCCCTCCCCTCCGTGGTCTATCAGGAGAGGGACAAGATCCTTCAGGAGCTTGAGACCGTCAGCGGGATCCACCGGATCTCCATGGGCCGTCCCCCGCCCGGAGTCACGGCGGGTGTCGCCTTCCTCCAGCTTCAGGAGGCGGACGACACGGAGATCGGACCCTTCCTCGCCATGCTGGAGGAGAGCGTGGCGCAGTTGGGTGGCAACATCCTCAGCATCATCAAGGACAACTACCACGAGGATCGCCTCATTCAGGTCACTGGCGAGAACAGCCGGTATCAGGTGAAGGCGTTCAAGGGATCGGACCTCGAAGGGGTCTCCGATGTGGTGCCACAGGCAGGATCCTCCTTCCCGTGGAACCGCATGTCCATGCAGTCCATGATGCTGACCCTCGTGGCTCAGTTGCCACAGCTATTCCAAGACCCCGAGACGGGGCAGTTCGACCAGCAGAAGGTGGCAAGAATGCTCCCCATGGGAGGACTCGACAGCATCGGGCAGAAGGACGACCTCGATGTGCAGGAGGCCCTTCGGGAGGAGGACAACTTCCGGAGCGCGGAGATGGGATCCATGGAGGTTCTCCAGCCGGAGTTCTGGCAGAACCACGATGTACACCTGCACCAGCACATCAGGACCCTGAAGAGTGGTGCATTCCGACGCTGGCCGGAGGAGGCGCAGCAGGCATTCAAGGCCCATGTGAAGGCCACCATGGACCTGAAGGAGCAGAAGGCTCGCCAGATGGCACAGATGCAGGCCATGGCACAGGGCAACGCCCCCAAGGAGCTTTACGATCAGGTCGGTGCGGTCCAGATGGACGGCCAGCCGAGCGTCGTGGACGAGCATGGCAACCCGATGATGGACATTCCGAGCGAGGGAATCGCTCAGGAGGGATGGGAGGAGGAGGGCATCTCTGCCATGCCGCCGCCGCCGGCAGCGGGTGGTGGTGGAGGGGCCATTTTCCCCGATCAGTTCTAGGGACGGAACGATAATTTCGGTTGCCAAGCAGTGATATGGCGCATGTTGCTTGGCAAGAACCTGTTTGGATAGTAGGTTGTTTGCAGTGTGCTGGTAGTCAGGACACCCTTATTGGACCCTGAATAGAGAAAGACATGAGCATGGAAGAACGCGGAGGACTCTCCGCACCCGCTGGAGCCGAGTTGCCCGATTCCCTTATCGACAGGTATTTCGACGAGGGACCGGATACCGCTGGCGAAGGCGATGCCGATCCGGTAGGTGAGGCCGAGACCGTCACGGACGAAGGGGACACTCCCGAAGGGGACTCTCTGGACTTCGACGACGAAACCGAGGCTGAGGCTGACGGTGACGCGCAGAGCGGTGGTCAGGATGAGGATGAGGATGGCGAGGATTCGCCCGAGGCCATTTCCGACGACGAGATCGACGACATCCTGTCGGAGGATGAGGACGAGTCGCCCGAGGAGGAGGAGGACGATCCGGAGATCGAAGACCTCCTGAAGGGTGACGAGGACGATGGCAAGGATACCGATTCGGAGTCCTTCCTTCCCGAGTTCGACCGCAAGAAGTTTCTTGAGGAGCACCCGGAGCTAGAAGCCCCGTACAAGCATTTCCAAGCTGCCTTCACTCGCAAGATGCAGGAGCTTGGCAGTCAGCGGCAGGAGGTCGAGACGGTGAAGTCGGAGTACGACAGCTTCATCAACGAGCTTCGCACTGACGAAGGGGCCGAGAAGCTACTCGTGCAGGTTGCCCTCCAGCGCCCCGAGGTGATGGAGAAGGCATACGAGAGGATGATGCGCCTCAACGAGGATGAGGGCGAGAAGGAGTCGTACCTCAGGGAGCAGGAGCTAGAGAAGCGAGAGAAGCGCCTCAGCAAGCAGGAGCAAGCCGAGAGGGTCAAGCAGCAGCAGGCGCGTGTCGAGGAGGTCGTTGGCCTCACCGAGCGTACCGCTGGCAAACTTGGCCTGTCGGGGCGAGAGCTTGAGATTGCCGAGAGGTTCGTCACCAAGGCGATCTACGAGAACAGGGCGAAGACCGGAAAGCCGGAGATCTCAGACCGAGAGGTAGTGTTGGCGGTCAAGGATGCTGCGGATGTGGTCAAGTCCGAGCGCAAGCGGATGCGTGGCGAGATTGAGAGGCAGGTTCGTGAGGAGTCCAAGAAGAGCGCCCGTAAAAAGGCTCGCTCCTCCAAGCGACCGAAGCCGCCGAAGTCTCGCACTCCGTCAGGGGAAAAGGTTGCCAAGGAGCGGAAGTTCAACTCCAACCGCGACATCGACCCCATCGACTCTCTGGTGGACGACTTCCTTGGGGTGGACTGACTCAGCCCATACTACGTTCAGCGTGGCCCGTAGGCCGCAGCAACCGGAGAAAACAAGACGATGGCAAGACAGGTAATCTATGATCGGGGTGGTGCAGTCAGCACCATCAACGGTCTGCTCAAGGACGACGAAGTCCTTTCCAAGGTGCAGGAGTTGGTGAACAAGTCCACCTATCTCCTGTCCCGCATCGGACAGAAGAAGACGACCCACGGTCGTCAGTTCGTGTTCTCCGTCCAGCTTGGCACTTCCGAGGGTGTCGGTGCTCGTGGCGAGAACGTGGACCTTCCCGATCCGGGCTTCGGTGAGTACGAGCAGGCGATGGGGAACACGAAGTACATCTACTCCACCCTCTACATCACCGGACCCGCCATTGCCGCAGGACAGGGCAACAAGGCAGCGTTCGCGGATGTCCTCAAGACTGCCCTTCGTGACGCCCGTGAGGGTTACAAGAAGGACATCCAGCGCCAGATGTACGGCGACGGATCGGGGGCGCTCGGGGTGGTCGAG